AAAGTATTTGGGTCAAAGAGGGTAAGTACGATTTTGTCGTTGCAAATCTAAATGTAAATGCTAAGGGACTTGTAGAGTTCTTTCAGCAGAACAAGGAAACGATAAAAGCTAATAACGGGTATATTACGATAGAGCTTCTACGTGCAAGGAGCGATAGATCAAAAATCTATGCTAAGCACACGCCTTGGACACCTAAGGAAAAAGTAGATGCGAAAGACCATATGCCTGACAGACAAATGGCTGACAAAGAGCCGTTAGTCGAAAAAGAAGAAGATGACGGCTTGCCGTTTTGATTCTGGTTCAAATTAGGTTTAAGAGGGGTTGCACGTCTTCCCCTCTTTTTTTATCTTGTAACACAATAGAGAATTAATGATAATAAATTACGACCAACAAATCAAACACCTTACTAAAATACGTAAGGGAGAAATAACAGAGGGGTTAGGACTAGACATACCCGAAATAGATAACTACATACGATTCAAAGAGGGCAGTTTTAATATATGCTTAGGACACGCAAACGTAGGTAAGACCACATTGCTTTTGTACCTTATGCTATGCTATTCGATACAACACAAAAAAAGGTGGCTTGTGTTTTCGTCCGAGAACGAGCCGTATAGTATAATACGCAAGATCATAGAGTTTATTGCACGTAAACCACTAGACCAAATAACAGACGATAAGTTCAAAGAATTGCAAGAGTGGGTGTCGCTATATTTTAAGTTTATAAGCAACGAACGTATGTACACATACAAAGACATCATAGCACTAGCAGACAATATAAAAGACGCTTGGGACTATCACGGCTTACTCATTGACCCGTACAACTCGCTTGTCAAAGAACACGAACTAATGAAATCGGTAGGCGGACACGAGTACGACTATCAGGCTTGTACAGAACTCAGAATGTTCTGCAAGAAACGACAAGTAACAACGTGGGTTAATACACACGCCAACACGGCAGCGCTAAGGTTTAAGCATAATATAGCGCACGAATACGCAGGATATCCAATACCGCCTATGGCTTCCGACGTAGAGGGGGGAGGTAAATTCGTTAACCGAGCAGATGATTTTATAGTTATACACAGATATACTCAGCACCCAAGCGAGTGGATGTACAGTCATATTCACGTCCGCAAGATCAAAGAGATAGAAACGGGCGGTAGACCGACAATGATGGACGAACCGATACGCCTAAGGGCAAGTAAAAACAACGTCGGTTTCGAGATAGACGGCAAGGACGTTCTACACTCACTACAACTGCCATTTTGACAAATCAAATAAAATTGTTAAATTCCCTGCGTGGGAAAAGAACTGCAGATACTTGGAGAACGGCACGATGTATGGCAAAAGTACGTTATGTCGTTTGGCTGTAACCCCGACACGGCAGAAGATATTGTAATGGAAATGTACATTAAGCTAGAAGACTATATCGAGCGGACGGGTAATAAGATTTTATTTAACGAGAAAGACGAGCCGAATTATTTTTTCGTGTACATCACATTAAGAAATATGATATTCGACTTAAAGCGTAAAGAGAAAAGAGTACATATAGATAACATTGACGATTATGATCTTACGGAATTAGAGGTGTTTAAGCCAAAAGAGTTAGACTTAGAGATGTTTCGGGTTATAGAAGACTATCTTCTGGACGATGATTACATAAATATATGTACAGACGAAAACATTAATTACAACCCTGAGCAGTTTGGTAAATTCTATAAGCGTAAGATATTTGAGGAAATCTTTATTAAGGGCGTTCCGATTACGCAGTTTAGCAGGGAAACGGGTATTACATATTATTCCGTGTACAATACGATACGAAACATAAAAAAAGAACTACAAAATGAATATCAGAATAGGAGATTGGATAGCGACGTTTACGAAGTGGACGGGTATTAAATGGATAGTAAAGAAAATATGGGGTGATGATTGCGGATGTGATGAAAGACAAGACAAACTTAATCAAATATTTAAACGAAAATGACACTACAAGAATGGAATGACTGGAAAGACTTCCGAGAAAGTGGAACGGAAACAATCACAGTTGCAGAACAGAAACTTATTGCGACATTACACGCAAAGTATTTTAACCACAAGTTTAGTATGCCTTGCTCTTGCAAACCAAGTAAGGCACGTAAGCAATTCCAAATATGGATAGACGACCTAAACAAACAATTTGAAACACAACCAAAGCCAAAAATAAGATGAACACAGAGAATATACATAAGTACGAAAAAGCCGTTGTGTGGTTTTTTAATTTTGACGGGTGGGAACTTGATTGGACTGGAGAAGACTTTGAACACTTTGACGCTAAAGGCAAAACGCCAAAAGGAATAGATTGTGTAATCGAAATGAAGTTTAGAACTAAGTATTACGAAGATAAACTACTAGAAAGATACAAGTACGAAAAACTTATGGAACTAGACAAAGACATCGTGAAACTCTATTTCGTAGCAGACCCACAAGGGTATTATATGTTTTGGCTTAATAATATAGATGTTGAACAATACAAAAACTCAGTTTACGCACCGAGAACGACTATGTGGAATAACAATAAAACGAATAAAGATGTATTTCTAATTCCTGAGAGTGAGAGTAGCTTAACGAATTTTTACGAAACCGAAATAGAAAGAGCAGGTGTCTGGACAGAGTATTTTGAAAAGAGGAAAGAAAGTATTAACAGATTTGCGTAGTTTGTGGATATTCCGTATCTTACAACGTGATAGAGAAAGAAAATAACGTACACGACATCGAGGAATTTGCTTACCACAATAACTTTCAGTTGTGTTACGATATTCTTTCTAAATGGTACAAGGCTAAGCCGACAGAGGAAATGGTTGCCGTACACAAAGCGTTTACCGAAATCAGTATATATGTTATGAATATGCAACAACGTCAACGTCAGTACGACCAACAGATTTCAGAATGGCGTGCTAGTCGTAATCGTGCTATCACAAGGGCGAGAGACGCCGAACAAGAATTAGAAACTTTAAAATCAAAGAGAATATGAGTAGAGAAACACGCATAGTAAAACTACGGGGTGTCAAGCTAGAAATAGAATTTGACTACGTTCCCGAAGAACGAATGGTAATGTATTACCCCGATATGAGCGGACACCCTGGCAGTCCTGCTGAGGTACACATTAATACAATACGTTTGGTAGACGATGACGACATCACGGAATTACTAGACGAAGACACTATTACAAGACTAGAAGAAGCAATACACGAAAATTATGAGTAAGATCAAGACGATAAGGCAAGTATATGAATTCGTGTCAGACGAGTTACAATGCGAAACTCATAAAGACGAAATGGAAGATTTGATAGACGCCTTACAATCAGAAACAGACTTCCACATCAACATAGACGGAAACGAATATCGTTTTATAGACGAAGACGTTATCGACGACATATCCGAAGATGAAATCAAACAAGTAGTACAAGAGTGCTACCTAAACGGCACCGACTTAGATAAGTACTGGTGGATAGAGGTTGATTGGAAAAAGACCGCAGAGAACTGCATAAACGCAGACGGCTACGGACATCACTTTTCAACTTACGACGGCTCAGAAGAAGAAGCTACATTGTTTGGTAGCCATTGGTATATATTCAGAACACAATAAAAACTACAATATGAAAGAAGCATTTATTTTAAGAACAACAGAATTATGGACTAGCAGAGATGTTGTACACATTAGAACGATAGGGTACGACCAAGACGAAGAAACGTATATAGAATACGATGCAAGAGCATTGTTAGATGATATACCTAGCTTATACAGAATGGCGAAACAAGCTATCGAGCAAGGGGAAGAATACGAAACTAAAAAATTCGTAGATTTCAGAAATAAGTTAAAAGAAGATTATAAAGGTAAAAGAGGAAGAAAGAGACAATGAAAGAGTTTAGACAATTAGAAACGGGCGTGTGGTTACACACAGACTGCAAAGGACGTATACACGTCTATACTGCAGACGAACTAGAAACGTACTTACAAAGCAGTATATGGTTGCGTAAGATCAAAAGTTACTTAGGGTTATGCGTTTAACAGTTTTAGATTTTACAGACGGAAACGTATATCACTATCCATATAAGGAAAGCAAAGTGTTAAGTGTAGAGGACTTTATAATAGAACGAGGACACTCGTTAAGCAACGTAGAATATATGACACATAAAAATAGCATAGTGTATGAAAAATAACTTAATCAAACTATTAGACGGCACACTACACGACGTCAATGAACTTATTGACAATGCTTACTCAGACGACTTTTATTACAACTACTTAGGTCAAAACGCCTTGTCAAGTTCGTCTTGTAAGCTACTACTCGATAGTCCTAAGACGTATCATTACGTTACTAAGTACGGACAGAAAAGCACACAAGCTTTGCGTTCTGGGTGGTTATTCCATACAATGATTTTAGAACCCGAGAAGATAGATGAATGTGTATTTGTAAACGTACAATCTAAAAACACAAAGGCGTATAAAGAAGCTAAGGCGTATCACGACCACGTCTTTACTATAAAAGAAAAGCAAGATGCCGAACGTCTTGTGGACGCATTCCACAGAAACGACCATACGGCTAAGTATCTAACCGATGCAAAGTTTGAAG